CATTATGATTGTAATCACGAAAATAACGAACCTAACAATTTAGTTCCTCTTTGTCCCACACATCATAGTTATATACATAGTCGTTATGTCAATGAGGTGCAGCCTATGATAGACGAGTATGTTAGAGTTAGACTCGGATTAGCGTAATCTGGTTATCGCGCCTGGTTTGGGACCAGGAGACTGAGAGTTCAAATCCCTCATCCGAGACCAACATAGGAGAATAAGGTTCGAATCCTTGTACTCCGACCAAAGTTTATTAGTAGTGCATAAGATCCACAAACGACCGCAAGGCATAATCTAGAGAGTGGAATTGAAAGATTAGTGTATCGTAGGTACATCGTTAGCTGCAATATGGATGGAGTATGGTTTACAGCATACGAAGTTGCGAAGCAGTGGGTTCCATGTTAGGCTGGACTATAGAAGTAGGGGCTGTAACTCCTAGGTGGCCAAGAGCAACGTCTCAAACCAAATCTTCAATGCATTACTGATAATTCATCTCGCTGTAGTTCAATGGATAGAACAAGTTCCTCCTAAGAATTAGATACAGGTTCGATTCCTGTTGGCGAGGCCACAATTTATAAAAGGACAAAATGAGTAAGATAGAAGACCAAAAATTAACAGATGCTGCGATTGCAGAATTCCTAGCAAAGGGCGGAGTTATTCAGCAAATAGACAGAAACAAAAGCGGCAGAGTTGAAGGACAGAGTTATTCTGCATGGTCAAAGAAAAAACCTTCTACATCACCTTTAGCCAACCCTCCAGAGGAAGATGAGTAAATAAAAGAACAATGCGGGGTTCGTATAGTGGTAATACCTCAGCCTTCCAAGCTGATGCGGAGAGTTCGATTCTCTTACCCCGCTCCAAATTATGCAAGTAATTGACTATAACGATACGTTTAGAAAGTTTGATTTTAGTTCTGTGATCTCCATTCAGGATAATAATGCCGCCATAGGCATTATAAAAGAAATTATCGCTGACGGGAACTATTTTACTAATTCACCAAAATATCAAACTAAAGAAAATATATTTGCAAGACCCGAACCTATATGGTTAAAGTATAGAATGAGTTTCTTGTTTAGTGTATTCATGTATCTAGGTCGTGAAGCAAAAGTAAGCAATATGATGGCTTGGTCGTTTATGACCAATCTTGAGGGTGCCGAAGATCGCGAAACGCTGTGGCATCATCATTGGCATCCACAAAATCCAAATAGTAAAATGTTAAGTGGAATATTTTATTTGCATATTCCACCTGATGTAAGAGACAGAGATTACTGCGGAACAGAAATGGCTCCTAATGGTCCAGAAAATGAAGGTAAATTTTTTGTTAGGCCTACAGATTATAATTGGCTAATTTATCCTAGCGACCAATGGCATCGCCCGGGTATTGTACAAAGCAACGATTACAGATTTATATTAGCTGTAGATGTAGAATATTTTTAATGCGGGTATGATGTAAAGGTAACCTGAATCCTTGCCAAGGATTATTTGCGAGTTCGATTCTCGCTACCCGCTCCATTTATCTAACTATAATAGTGCATTGGCTAGCTGACATTGTTTTAAAATAATCTAGAGACGAAATATCTTCAATGTCTCCAACGGGAAACTCTAAAGGCACATCATATATATTGATTTGATGTTTGGCCAACCAGCTGTGAAATTCTGGACTACGATATATTTTTTGTCTATTGTCATCTAATACAATATCAAAGTGTCCATAGGTTCCGTTAGTACCGTTGACCCTGTATCCTTCAATTTTTTCATCATTTAAGAAACCTGCCAAAAAGGTTTTGCCTAAGATATAATTAGAAAAAACAACATTATGAGGTTGGTCATTATATCTAGTATGATATAGTTTCTGTTCTTCTTGAGTAAATGAAACCCATGCTGGAGAGTTAGACATCGAAGCGGTTATTATCTTATGCTGATAATTTGTTGATACTGCGATTTCGTTTTGAGTTAAATCGCTATATCTTTCTAATATGTGAATGTGCTGATTAATATCTCGACCTAGATTTAATAACTCTAATTCAAAAGGGTCTGTAGAGTATAGATAATTGTTATTTTTATTTTGTAGATAGCGTGTAATTTCTAAAAAAACATTATGAACATCATTGCACCAATGTTGATCATTTAGATAAAATGGCCTAATAATAGGCACTGGAACATTGATCAGTGATTTAAATTTTTTAAACCTATCAAATAATTCTTTAATTTTTCTAAAATGAAAGTCAACGTCAGCTTGAGAATACGATTGTCTATAAACAATTGGAATATTTGTTAAAAAACAACAATCAAAATTAGACATTTTAATCCAACGTTTAACTGCTGGGTTGTCTAAAAGATTGATTGTAATTTGTTTTGACGAATCGAGACTAGATGTTAGAATAAGCTGCATCCAATATTTACCGCCCGTAGTCTAGTGGATAGGCAACGCTCTTCTAAAGCGTACAACGTAGGTTCGAATCCTGCCGGGCGGGCCAATTGACAAAGTAAATAAAAGAAAGTATAATAATTGAATGTATAAAGTAATAGAAAAAGAAGTAGAAACAGAATTTGCCAACTTAGATTTGGCCATGGCATTTGCCAAAACATTAAATGCATTTGTTACCATCCAAGGTGGCGAATTTGAAATTGTAGGTAAATTTGGTGTTGACTCTGTTCGTGATGGTAAGTGCCCAGATGGTGTTGCCTACGATTGGAACAAGTCTAGCCGAATTGGTCGTGTTAAAAAAGAAAGAGTGTAAATGGCCAAAGAAGATGTAATTGAATTAACTGGTGTGGTAGAAGAAGTTTTACCCGGTAATATGTTTAAAATAAAAGTAGACAATATGCCGAACATATTACTTTGTTATACCAGCGGAAAATTGAAACAGCACAAGATTAGAATCATCCTTGGGGATCGAGTTAAACTTGAAGTTAGTCCCTATGATCTAACTAAAGGTCGTATTTCTTACAGATTGTAATAAGGAAAAATTATGCCGTGGATTCAAAACGTATCACTAGGTGATATTCCTAAGAAGCATCACGTCGCTGTGGGCGAGAATTCCATGCTGATTCAAATTGTGGATCCTGCTATGGAGTTCCCTACTCCCGCACACAAGTTCAAAGAAATTCATCAGTTTGAGTTTCTAGATCTCGAACGTGATGACAAATACGGCGAAGAGTTTAAAGTAACTGATGCGCAGGCCGAATCACTGGTTTGCTTACTGCAACATGCATTGGACCAACGGATGGATGTAATTGTTCATTGTGTTGCAGGTGTGTGCCGTAGCGGTGCAGTCTGCGAAGTTGGTGTAATGATGGGCTTCAATGATACTGAAGTCTTTCGTAGTCCTAACCTAATGGTTAAACACAAGATGATGAAGGTCTTGGGTTGGACCTACGACGAGAACGAGCCTCACACTATAAACGGTGTAGAGCTTGACTCTGGTCTGATTGTTCCTAAAGAAAGAGAAGGTGATATATGAATGTATCTAGTATACAACGACATCAGATACAGCAGTACAATCTAGAACAAAGAAATCTACAAGATAAACGAGATGAAGATTATCGTAAACTTGTAGAGCGTCGAAACTTTGAACAAATTGTAGCCGAACGAGTAGCAAGAAACATTCGGCTGGATTCATCCAAGGGTCAAAACATTGATCTAGAATGCTAACTTTGTTGTAAAAATACAACACCTAGCCCTGTTAATTTTGGTTGACAGGGCTTTGTTTTGATTGTATAATATATATAAGAATTAACGTAAGGAAGCATCATGGAATTTATTGTTGAAGCTCGAAGCAAACGTAAAAAGGCATTTGTTGAACGCATATTGCCTAATATGATCAAACAATTAGGTCTTACAAAAAGTCGTAAGGTACTAGTTGTAAGAATAGCTAACGAATGCGGAGACGACAATGACGGAATGACTGCATACCTAAAACCCGTTAACGGAATAGTTGTTATACTTAAACCAAAAGATTTTGTTGAATTAGGTGTTACACTTGCACACGAAATGGTTCATGTAAAGCAATTGGCTCTAGGTATTTTGAAAACAGAAAACGGCATAAACTATTGGAGGGGGAAACGCTACACCCGGCGTACCAAATACTTAGATATGCCTTGGGAAATTGATGCTTATTCTAAACAAGAATTGATATTTAGGAGAGCAATAGAAAAGTAAAGAGTAATGTATGACTATTTTTAAAGAATTAATAGGAAAAAGAATTAACGGAATATTTTTGGGCAACGATCGTTGGACATTGGCTTTCCGTGATACAGAAGGTAAGTGGTATCGTTTTGACACTTCAAACGACTGCTGTAACTCCGTATTTGTAAATCACATCAACGGCGTAGATTGCGTTCGGCGTGGCGGTGATGTTTTTGACATGATCCGTGGCGCACTGGTGTTAGGGGCTGAAGACAAAGGGTGGGGCGAAAACCGTGACGGCAGCGACGAAGGCGGTGAAGTAATACAAGATGGGTTTTGGACTATCCGTACAGATCGAGGATATATCGATATCGAAGTTCGTAACGATCATAACGGATATTACGGCGGAGATTTTGATTTTGCAGATTTCAGCATCGACGATGTAGAAAATTTAGAAGAAGTAACAGACGATTTTTAATAAAGGAGAGCAATATGCCAGGTGTATTTTTAGTTAGCGATACGCACTTTGGACACGCCGGCGTTTGCCGTTTTACTCGCAACGATGGCTTTACAAAGTTACGTCCGTGGACAGATCCAGATGAAATGGACGAAGCCATGGTTAAAGCATGGAACGAACGGGTTAAACCCACTGACAAAGTCTACCATTTAGGTGATGTTGTCATTAACCGTAAAGCGTTGGCAATTATGCGTAGATTAAACGGGGACAAGGTATTAATTCGCGGAAACCACGATATCTTCAAGGATGAAGATTACCGTGCTCACTTCCGTGAATTACGTGCTTACCACGTTATGAACGGCATGATCTTAAGCCACATTCCTGTTCACAGCGACAGCTTAGGGCGTTTTGGTGTTAACATTCATGGACACTTACACGCAAATCGTGTTCGTAAGGCCCGTGGTGTTGATGCTAAGACTGGTGAAATCTTGTACAGCGATGAGATCGATCCTCGCTACCATTGCGTTTGCGTAGAACAAACTCCAGACTTTGCACCTATCTTGTTTGAAGATGTATTAAAGCGCATTGAAGAAGAAGGTGGAGTAGTAGGATTTAAGAGTGGCAACGGTCCTACAATGTGACATTATCTACGTAGTTTATAGG